CCCCGCCCAACACAACTTTTTCTCACATTTTTCATTTCAAACTAACATTTTTTGATAATTTCTAACATTTTCAAGCATTTTGAAAAATCTAAATAAAAACGCTTGACAAATCAAAATTTTTGTGATTTTACATGTTGCACCGAAAACCATGGTTAAGTTTTTGGTTATGGCCGAAAATTCGTTAGGATATATGAACGGTTATTCATATTTTCATAGAATTTTCACAGAATATGAGTATTCTCATACGAAAAACGCTTGACTTTTTTGAAAATTTATGATACAATAGGTATAGGAAAGATAGGAAAGCAGTAAACAATATGAAAGATAGGTGATAGCCGGTAGTAGAAGTTCCGCACCCATATTGAAGCAGTGCTATGCTTGCCTGCTTCCTATCTAACCAAATTCTATTAATAGAGGTGCAATATGAAATACAAAAAAGGTGTAGCAAAAGAATTGCTTGATTTATGTGTAGGTAATGACCTAGATAAAACACGCAAAGCAACTTTGCAGCATAAGAGTGTCGGGGAGTACATATATTCTAATCACGGTGAGCCTATTAGAATTAACGGTAAAAATACTGAAAAAGTAGGAGAGGAATATGATGGAAATAGACGATAAAGAATACGAGCTTCTTAAAGCTAAATCAGATAAATTTGATGAAGAGCTTAATAAATATAAGACAGAGAGCGAAGAAAAAATAAAAGCTCTCACAGCTGAAAGAGATGATTTTAAGTCTAAATACGATAGCGAAAAGACTAATCACGATAAATTAAAAGATGATTATATATCATTTCTTACAGGTCACAGTGGAAATAATCCGCCGAACCCTTCGGTAGATGATTTTGATAAAATTTGTAAAGATAAATTTGGAGGTTAACAATGGCAGTTAGTGGACTTATTACAGCTATGCAGAGCATATTCGCGACACCTGAATATGCTGACCGTATTCCTAATAGTGTAAAATCTGTAATTACAGCAGGTAATTATGGAACAACTACTTTTCCTACTGCAATTGAAAATGCAGTTTATAATGCTTTAGTGGATAAGATTGGGAAGCAAGATATTTATAAGTTTGAGTATAATAATTTTGACGCTTCACAGTATGATAAAGGTTATTTGCCTTTTGGTGGTATCATTGAGGACGATTATGTAGAAGCAATGAAAGCCGATGAAGTAAATAATCTGCCTACTTTTGATAATCAGTCGGATTATGAATTTGTTAATTATGACCCTTTCAAAATTAATTATGCTTCTATTGCTCCGTCGTATTATACACTCAAAACTCTTTTGCAATATCATGTAACGACTGCTTATGATGTATTCAAGCGTGCTTTCATTAGTGAAGGCTATGCAATGAATTTCATTCAGACAATTAGAAGCGTTCTTCCTGAAAGCGCTAAACTTGATAAGTATTTGATTTTTAGAAACATGCTTGCAAGTTCGACTATTTATCCTTCTGGCACTGATGTTTCTTGTGTTGTAGCAGGCTCTACAATGACCGCTGCCGAGAGTATTCAAATTGTAAAGACGATTCGTAATTATGTAGAAGCATTTAAGTGGAATACTACTAAATACAATAAACAAGGTAAACTTGTATCGTCTAAGAAAGATGACCTTGTGTTGTTTATGGCAGCAGGTATTCATAACGAAATTGTTTCGTCACAGTATAATGCATATCATAAGGACCTTGATTTCGGTTGCGAAGTGCAGCTTATTGACGGTTTCGGAACTGACGCTGCAACAACCGGACAGTTTGCTACTCTTGCTGATAAACGAGGTATTAAAATTTATCGTTGGATTGAAAATCGTTTTGATAATATCTGGAATCCTTATGGTGTTGGATATTGGAATACTTTCTTGACTCAGGGCGATTTGTTTGGTTATTCGCTGCATAAGAATATAATCAGGTTTCTACTTTCAGACGGTAAGTAATATACTAACGTCTCATAAGTTTTCCTGTGTAGTGGTGTGCGCTAATGCACGGCGCGGGTTAGAGGTGGGTAATTTATTATGGCAACACTTAATTTACAATTTTATAGTGATAATTGCCCTACACGGGATAAACGTTTTATGTCAAGCGGAGATTTGCGTAATTGGGAATCGAACAATAATAATCCTGATAATACTATAAAGATTGACGGATTTTATGAAGCATGCAATTTTATTGATGTTGAGTTTCCTAATTTAGACAAAAAGAATTTTGCTTATTTTATTGTTTATCCTGATGTTATAAAAGTAACAAAAGAGCGTAATTATTATGCTGCATTTATAGATAGATTTGAAGTAAATGAGCTTAACACTGATTGTTTTAGAATATATTATACAATAGATTGGTGGACTACTTTACAAGCATATTATGGTAGTGATTTTGAAAATGTTATAACTAAGAATATTTTCGGAGAAGTAGGACGTGCGCATGTAAATGATTGGGTGCAAGATAATGAAAATAAAAATTTAATATCTTGTACTATGGAATATACTGATGATACAATGGAAGAGTCGGTAAATGCGTTCCATGTAACAAAGCAAGTTTATAATCAAGGTTTTTTGAAAGATAGTGAATATAAGCGCGGAATACAATTTTTGTATATAATTTTTAAGCGTAATTTACTTTCGACTCAAACCCCGGCTTTATTTGTTGAGCCTAAGATATATAATTCAGAAACAGCGGATTGGAGCACGAATATATTACCAACTCCGTTCGGTGTAGCTGTCATTCCGTTTTATCACGGAACATTTATAGGTTACGGGTTTAGTGCTTTAAATTTGTTTAATCAAAATTTAATTGATTATCCTGTAAATACAATAACAGGCGACGAAATAGCCGGAATGTTTATAGCTGATTTTTGTGGGTATGAATGGGATTTCAACGAAGCGGGAGTTGTTTTGTTTAATAGATCGTGCAATACAATAAATTTTGATGTTGACGGGTCTAATAATAAATGTACTGCAATCGTTCCTCCGTCGTATGATTTAACAAAATTTTCTAATACGTTATTATCTACATTCGGAGCTAACAGTAAAATTTATCCTTTAACATCAGATACATATAAGGATAGGACTACTATTGATTATGATTGGTTCAAAGAAAATGGTATGTCTAAACTTCATTGTGAGCCTTATATAACTAATTGTATTGTTTCTCAAAAAGGTGGTTGTATTATACATTATCATCTTGTAAAATCTACCGATGATTTTGTTGTAAATGTTTCGCCTAATACAGGTGGTTATTATTTAGGCATAAAAGATGTGTCTAACGACGGACTTGCTGAGTTAAGAGTTATTCAAGCCTATAATATATTTCAACCTTTTTCTACTCAGAATTGGATAGACCAAAGTCTAGCGGTTTTTCAGTCTGTAAGTAGTGTGACAACTCCGTTAGTAAGCGGAAATAATACTATCGCAAATTTGTATGCTCCAAATAAGAAAGGTGAAGTTTCAAATACCGCTTTTATAAATGAAGGCATGGCTAATTATACCATGGGAGTAGGTGTTTTAGGAGGATTATTGAATTCTGCTGATATAATGAGAGATGTTGCATTAGGCGGTAATACTCAAATATCTCCTAATTACGAAGGTACACTTGTAGGAACGTCGTCATTATGTGGGTGCACTATTGAGCCTCTATATCAATCTAATATAGATGAGATAAACGAACATTTAATAAGATATGGATATGCTACATATTTAGAGCCATATGACATATTAATTAATCATAAGCGTAAATATTTTAATTATATCCGATGTGATACTGTTCGAGTAACAATATCTCAACCTCAAAATGTTATTAATAGCATAAAAGAAATGTTGCTAAATGGTGTATGGTTATTTAGTTATGTGGATAATGATACCATTTTTAAGTTAGACGGTGTAATTAATATGCAAGTTTTTTAAGAGGTATAAAATGTATTTTGACAATATATTTGCTATATTTGGTTCTCAAAATTATCCATATAGACCAAATATTGACATAGACGAATGGTTGTTTGTACAGAAATATATTGATATATTCTGTTCTCGTTTCGAGTATGAAAATTTGCCTGAGCAGACACAAAGAATTGTTGGACTTAATTCGCAATTAGAGGTTATGATGTTTTTCTCACCTGCTCTTGCGTGGTTTGAGGACGACAAATTAGGTCTGCAATGTTTACCTGTTACAGGGCAATGGAAGTTTAATATCACAGGTTTTCCTACTGAGTGGACAGTTGTTGGTTTTAATAACTATCGTAAAGATTATACTGAATATAACAGTGTAATAATGCCGAATGACGCTTTCTTTTCAATTCCGTTTTTACACGTGATGTATAATATGAAATATATCATGGAACTGGATAAAACGCACTTACAAAACATACGACGTCAACGCCAGCCTCTTATTATGGAGATAGACGAGGACGAAAAGAAGAGTGCGGAAACATTTGTAAGGCAACTTAGCGAATTTAGTGACTACATTAAAATACGTATAAGAGGTACTGCAACGGATAAGAAAACAAAAATACTTACTGAAAGTAGACCGTTTAACTCTTATGCGTTTGACAGTAGAATAGACTTTATTGGAGATAAACTCACAACGGATTTTCAAGTATATGAGAATAGAATTTTTCAATATTTTGGATATAATAATACTGCAATAGAAAAGAAAGAAAGATTGCTTGTAGACGAAGTTAATGCAGGTAACGAAACAATAAACTCCTATTATAATTCTGCAAAATTAGCTCGTGAAAAAGCGATAGAAAAAGTTAACAAAATGTTCAAAGTAAATATTAACTTGAAAGATAATAAGGAGGAATTTGCTAAAAATGTTCAAGGTTCTTTATTCAATAGGCAGAACGTTGAAAAGAGTGGTAGCACAGTTTTATTCTGATTACAAAACAACTCAGTTAATAGGTAGTTTTTCACAAGATAGTGTTGAGTTTACTCCGAAAGAATTAAACGAAATACAAATTGAATTATATAATATATTCGTCAATTATTGGTTTTATTCTGAAATAGGTTTTGATAGTGATGACATGTTTGTACAACGTCTTAATTCATGCTGGCAAAGAAATATAGATAAGTATGAATTGCTTATACAAAATAATCTTGAATATCCAGCAATGACAACGACAGGAAATTATACTGATACAAATAAAATACAGGATAATAATATACAAACAAAAGAAAACACTGTTACACCTGATTTGAATAGTAACACTGTAAATAAAGGTAGAAATGTTGAAATAATGAATACAACTACTGATACAACAGGGACTACTACTTCAACTGATAATAATACAGATAATCGCACCCGCGATGAAAGTCTTGTGCATAACAACAATAATACTACTATTTATAGTACAGGTGATGAAATAAGAAAAGTGCTTGAAAATACTGCAATCCGTAATGATTGGATACATTGTTTTGATAATTTATTTATGGAGGTCTTATAATGGATAAATTTCTTCAAATTGTCCAGCTTGTAGGTACTTGTCTTTCTATTCTTGTAGTTGTCATTATTCCTATGATTTTGTATCTTTGGAAGAAAGTCAAAGAATTGATTGCTGCACCTTCAGACAAAAAGCCTACTGTATTACTTGACATTTATAATAATGTTGTGCAGTATATACAGGACGCCGAAAAGATGTTCACGGAAGGTGCCAGCAAGAAATCGTGGGTATTGTCTCAAATCAAGAACGATTGTATTTCCGCAAGTATCGAATATGACGCTGATTATTGGACGAAATTAATTAATAAAGAAGTAGCCATGACTAAAAAAGTTAACGTGGCAAAGTAACTTATTTAGGAGGGGTGAATAACCCCTCTTAATTATTAGGGAGGATATAAATGGTAACATATAAAACATTCAGAGAGATTGCTATTGATTACGCATACGATAGAGGCAGTGCGATACCGTTACAAGCAGACGAAGCATGCAATGCTATTGTTGCTTATATAAACGAACAATTACAAAATATTGAAAGTGAGGTAGCAAAAAATGACAATAGAAAATTTGAAGCAAATAGCAATTAAATATGCAACAACAAAGGGCTCACGTGTTCCTCTTGCTCCTGATGAGTTGTGCAATGCAGTTGTGCAATATTTTAATGAATTTCTGAAAATTACTGCCGACATTAATACAATACAAGTAGCTGTTACAGAAGAAGGCGGAAACATTGTTTTCACGATTACGGGCAACACACTTGACGGAAAAGCGTTTACACCTATTGTTATTACAGTAGACCATAATGACTTTGTAACTAATCAAGAATTTGAGGAATTTAAGACAAGTGTCACAAAACAATTAAATAATAAACGTAGTGTAATATCTTCTCCTGCGTCGAGCTATGTAGTGTATACCCAAGCAAATGGATTAGAAAGTAATTTACCGTATAGCGAATTAGCTAACCAAACGTCTACAAATATTATGGCACGACGTGCAAACGGAACGTCCGACGTAAAGAAAGGCATTTCCGGTGAAAATGTAGCTAACATGCAAAACATCGCCGACGTTGAAGCTAAAATACCCGATGTATCTAATTTTGCTACAAAAAGTGAGTTGTCGGAGAAATTAGATATATCAGGCGGAACGATTAACGGCAATTTAAGAGTAATAGGTGATATTAATAGTGATAGTTATAAATCACTCGGGGTAGAAGTAATGATATTAGACATTCCTAATATCAGGGTTAATGTTGGACATGCGTCTTATGGTATTAATATATTATCCTCTAATTGTCCAACAGTTACAATAGGTGAGTCCACACAGAATATAGCATTAAAAAATGATATTCCAAAATATACATCAGTTGACAGTGTAATATATGACACTACAAACGGAGCTATTGTTGCATACGACGGGGCTAATGAAATCCATATACCGTTGTTGGCTGGTGAGAATGTCACCATTGGCGCAAGTGAAGATAATAAGAAGATTGTCATTAGCGCGGCAGGCGGTGGCGGAACGGGTGACGTAACGACCGCGGGGAATAACATATTCACTGGTGAAAATGAATTCAGAAATTATACTTACGATACATCTGATTTTTGTTTTGTTGATACAAAAGAAGATTATTTGACTAATGGATATACGACAACAATAAAAAACGGTGGTTTTGATATATCATATTATGAAAACGGAGAAGGAAAATATTGGACAACTTACGCAGATAACCAAATAATAAATAAAGATATAGACATGGAGGGCGAAGTTGTTATAAAATTTCCTAAGAAAGGAGGTACGTTCGCTCTTACTTCCGATATTATAAAGAATCCCATATATTTTATCTCTTTTTATGCAAATGATCCCAGTGAGCCTTGCCATTTAATAGGGACAATGATGTCAAAAAATTCGTATGGAACAGGTCAAAAGACTAATGAAGAGTTTGCTGTAATGCTGGCAGATAATTTATATACGAATAGTAATGAAGGGCTTGCTGCATATGGTAAATTAGCGAAAAAAGATATATTATGTATATATTCAGAGGACGGGTTATCAATTCGTTGCTTAGATGAAGAAAACAGTGAAGTTGATTTACCCCCGGTAATATTTTTTGTAATGGAGACTGAACTATAATGGATAAAAATTTATTTTATATTAATCAAGAGAATTATCAAATAGGAAATAAGGATTATCATTGTCATATTGTTAATGGTATTGCAGGGAGAGGTAAAACAACTTATTGGCTTGCATATCTATTTGACCGTTTTAAGAATACAGGTAAAAAATTTTTATATCTCAGACGTTCCGATATTGAAATGGAATTAGCACTTAATATGGGGTTACTCCCTTCATTACGGAATGCTTATGGAAATCGATTTGATTGGATACAAGATGAAAAGCATAGGTCAAATATAATATCTATACAGGTTGATAATAAATGGCATGAATGTGCTTATTATACTACATTGAACAATGTTAAAGGTGTTCAGATAGAGGATTGCGATGTTGTGTTATTTGATGAATATGTAGCAAAATCACGTGGAAAATATAAAGGCGGTGAATACGGAATACACGAGCCTGCTATATTCTTCCGACTTATGGAAACAATATTCAGGCGACGCGAATTTTGGATTATCATGTTAGGAAATAATGACACATTGACCAACCCATATAATGAACAACTTAATATACCATTCACAACTCGATACTATAAAAATCGTAATAGAGATTTATTCTATTATTTCGATACATCGGAGGATACCGTAAAAGAAAAACAAGATAGTATTTTAGGGAAACTTTCTAAAAATACTGAATATGAAAACTATACTACTCAAAATATCGCTATGGATAGTATTGACGAGAGTTTTATTTCTGATAGGCCTTTACACTCAACAATGGTTTATAATATCAAATATCTATCAACTAAAATAACCGTATGGCGCGATAATCATGGCATATTATATTTCACGGACAAATATAAATTTAATCCTGCGTATCCAGTTATATCGGTAACAACAAGTGATATGTCAATAGATACTAATTTCATTAAAGATTGTAACGGACAAATGATTACATGGTCAATAATGTATTCTCACGGAATGGTGAGGTTTAGTTCTCAAAAGATTGGTTCAATGTTCCTATTAATATCTAAATTAGTTACACAATAAAAGAGGGTTTTATCCCTCTTTTTTTATTTTGCCTAATCTATAAGTTGTTATTCCTATTACTTTACCGCCTATTGCACTTTTAACCTGTTTTTTACCTTGAAATTCTTGACCTAAATTAAAATTATCGAAATCCATTTGTTTCTTTATATTGTCATCTGCGCCGCAACATGTAACGTATTTATTCCATACAGTGGGAGTTTTAGGTTCCCACCCCCAATAGATATACCGTTTTGCTCCTACACACTTAAACTTATAGATATAATGTTCAATCTTAAAATAATCATATAAAGTGGAATGTATAGGTATATTATTTAAGTTTATGTCGTCTAAAACGTATAAACTATCTGTATCACAATACACAAATTTATCAATATTTTTTAATATATATTTTATAAGATTATATCGTGCCCACGCTGTTACAAATACAGCTATGGGGATATATGATTTTGTTTTTGAATACTCCCCGTCTATTAATGAAAAACGCAACACCCCATTTTCCAAATATGGCTCTTTACTATCTCTTTTCGGGTTCGTTCCGAATGTACCGTAAAGTGCATTTTGCATACGTTTATCATATGCACGCGCTGCCCCTGTATGTGTTTCTTTTCCTAATCTCCATTTATGAATATAATCATAAAATAAACTACCTTTTCCGTCCTCATCTATTATTTCAAACTTATCCATATTTTTAGCTTCATTCGGTGTAATTTCTATGCCCTTAACAGCTTTGAACATATACCCCTCAATGTATTCTATTTCTATTATATCGTAACACATATATAATAATTCTAAATCAGGGTTTGCAAGCCATAAATCAAACATTAAACCGTTAGATGAGTTCAAATATAAATTATCCGACGACAAAAATCCATTCCTGCGCGCTATTGTAGGTACGGCATTCGGTTTTAACTCAAATGATACTTTAATATGCTGTATGTATATCGGATATTTACCTGAATATTTATCATCATATTTTCCACTATACCACATAGGGAAACCGTGTGGCATATATTCATGCAACATTTGCGCCGGATACATACTGTTTTTATCTAATGCCATCATATTATATATTACTCTATTTTGATATTTAGGATTGCAATATACATATCCGCCGCGATATGCTTTTCGTATATTAGTTTCTTCTATTTGTTGCAGAAAAGGGAAATTAATATCATAATTTTTCTTACCTATTCCCTTTATAAATTCGCTTCTTGCATTTCCTGCTTGCGTAAATTTTACGCCTCCCATTTCAATATTTTTCTGTATTGTTCTCATGTCTATTTCAGTATCATTATGTATGTACGCTATTTCCTCGTCGGTAGGTTTATAGCCTATTTCTCTAAATTTATCATAATCAATTTCACCCTTTTTTATCGGTAAATCGTACATTATAGCACTATCGTGTATACTCATATTAACAGTTTTAAGGCTATCCATTATTGTAACATGTTGCCCCATACGCCCCACAATTTCATAAGCATAATGCAATCCCATATCACTTATTACTGTGTGAAATTCAAAAGGCAGCATTTCATCGGATTTCTTATTAACATGTTTATAACCATTATTAAACAACCACGTTATTATGTAGCTACCGTCATATGCTAAATTACGGAAAAAATATAAACATTTATATGACGTACGTATAATATAATTCATGAAATAATTAATGCTTGTTCCTGTTCTATGCTTATAGTCTTTATCACATATATCCCACAGCCAAACACGCGCCTCACAATTCCATGCTTCCGTTGATGTCTCAAAGTCTGCTGCATATATATGTTTATACCGTCTAAAATCAAAATCCATATTTTTTTAATATTTGAGCTATATCATCATAAATTTCTGATAATATCTCTTGCTTTTTATATTCTATATAAAAATCCATATCAACGTAAAACAAAAAATCGGAAACAAGATTATATAAACGATTTAAGTCATTATCTGAAAAATTTGATAAATTATCTGGACTAATATCAAATCCCACTGTATATAAATCGTTTGATAAATTTTGAATATCATTAATTTCTGTTGTGGTTCTACCTGTTTCGGAATATGTTTTAATTTCGCTTTTATATGTTTGTAACGCATTTTTTATATATCCTTTTTGACGCATTCCGTAATTTGTTATATTCGGAAGCGTTGGTAAATTCAATTTATTTGCATGCTTATTATAGCTTTCCTTAAAAACCTGTGTTTGATTTATAAAAGATTTAATTTCTTTTATTTCATCTGGAGCATATAATTCTTTTAATACCTTATTGAATTTAGTCGGAAATCTCATTGGAGGCTACCTCCTTCCCGATCAAATTAATTACTTTCCAAATAATTCTAGCTATTCTTGATATATAATTACAATTTCCAATTTCTAAGACCTCATTACAACAAGAAACCGTATAATATCCTGTACGTTTATATATTGCCATTTCTCCGAATTCAGTTTGTATTATAATTTTTGTATTGTCTTTACAATCTCTAAGCATATACATTAATTGGGAATGTGTCATATAACTAAATTCATGATATGAAATTTGCACAATATGCGTGAATGAGGCGGGATATTTGCTTGATTTTTTAACCTCCCCCTCTTTATTTTCATTTTCTGTCATGGGGTACACCTCCAAAATAAATTTTATGTTTTACTGAAAGTTTTCTCTCTTACGCGCGCCAGTACACACGCGTAAATGCTAAACAAAATGTTAATTTTTAACACTGATTTAACAATGTTAATTTTTAACGAAAATTTTTAACACTCTAAAACGCAAAAAAATAACCGCTTAACATGGGCGCTATGTTAAACGGTTATCTATTGTAAAATTTGTTAATTAGAAATCTAATTCATCGACTTTATTTTTATACATTATTATAGGTTTGTTATTTTCATCAAGCAAATTAAAATATTTGATTTTTGTGACTTGTCGTTGCTCTCCGTCTTTCGTTGTATATTGCTCTTTTACTAACGAAATTTCGCACGGCGTGCCAATTGTTGCTTTGGTCGTTATTCCGCAATATGCAAAGTATTTTTTTGCGTATTCCGCGCCCATTTGCCCCCGGTACGTCCTTACTTCGTTTTTATCGTTGACAACGTCCACGAAAATATCCAGCACTTGAAAACTACCGTTCGCGCCTTTACAAGTCCTTAAAACGTATTTTTTAACTGTTGCTTTCATCGGTCAAGCCCTCCAAATATTCGCGATAGGTCTTTCCCTCTGAAAAGGCTTTCAGACGCTTTATAACCGTTTTAAGCTCGTTTCGCGCGCTTGCCGGTGCTTTTTCGCATGCGTCGATAAAATCTATTGCTTTCGCTCTCAGATCGCCTACAGCGTGAATCTGTGTCTCATATTTTGCTTTCAAAGCCTCTAATGCTTTTTCGTAACTTTTCATATTTGTTAATATCCTTTATAAAGTATTTGAAAAATCCGCGCCCCCTGATTTCTCATGACATGAAAGGCGATAAAAATTTTTATTTTACGAAATTATGGTAATCATCAACTACCTCCGTTTGCCTTTCATGGAATGAAAAATCAAGGTAATATTTAGTTGTAAATCTACATTATAGGGCGACAGCCTTGACGCCTCACGGCGTTTCGTCTTAATTTTCAAAGACTCATCAGAAGGCTTTCACAATGGAAGATAAGTTCGAAATTATTTTTTCAATATAATAACACTCGGCGCTGCCCAATTCATATTCGAAAAAAGAAAATGTTGTATAGTATCCTTTATACTTAAATTCAATTGAATATAACAATTCAGGCGTGCAAGATACATTGCAATAATAACGAATGCCATACAGGTCTAACAAGTCAAAAATTTTGTCCATAAGTTTTACCTCTCTTTGTTTCGTGCTTCCATTATACACCCACACCGAAAAAAAATCAAGTATAATTCAAATGTTTTTTATTTTCATTAATAAATGATAAAAATTTACAATAAACGAATGCAAATAACAATAAAATGAAAATGTATAGTATTCATATATTTGTATAAATATTATTTGAAAATATGAATAACCGTTCATATATCCTAACGAAT